GGCCCAGAACTGCGAATGCATAATCACGACCGACAACACGAACTCCATTAGGAGTATGGAGCACTTGAGTCTCCGCCCCCCGCAAACTATTTCCGATTGCGACGGGTGCCGTGTTGATGGTTGAGACGGGGCCAAAATCGCTGGCGACTGGAGGTCCAGCCCTTGGTTGCCTTTGCGGTTTTGACATCGATTTCTTTTTCGGAACAGGTTTCTTAGGCTTGTTCCCAGAGCGCTTAGACTTCTTAGCCATATTGAAATATTAACAATTAGGACAATAAGTAGGTTTTCTACGCCGTTTATTTTTAATTCTCAAAGTGTCAGTGGAATAAGGATTCCACGGAAAACTTGGTATAGAATTAGTATCAGAGATTTCTCGAACTGGATTAACCTGTTGCTTTGAAATCTGCGGTTGCACCGAATTAGTTGTGTCGATATCACTCCTAAATCGAGGCTGGTAAGTTGTATTGGGAGCGGTTAAAATTTCCTGAGAAGTTTTAGTCGCTTTTGGATACTTGCTATTCAAATATGATTGCAAGCTATAACCCGTTATGGCTCCGTAAGCACCTAATGCCCAAAAAGCCGTCTTTCTGATTGACTGGTTACCGTATTTAACAGCAACCGCGTAAGCAGAAGATGTGATGTCTTTCCCGAAAACTTGATCGAAAAAGATATTATCAGCTTCAATCTGAAGCTGTTGATCACCGTCACTTAAAGCGTACGATGTATCGTGATTAAGACAAGCTAAATCTAACTCGTCTACTGGTAATCTAGTTCCTTTTGCAGTACTAGATTGAATTCTACCGTCGGAATAATAAAGTCCGCAGTAGTTTCGTGTAAAATCCGTTTTGGATTTTAAATTTACTTCGTTTTACCCTACCTAACCTACCTAATGTGGGGCGATATAAGCCTAAAAGAAACATTCGTATCCTTTAGACTTATATCTCCAATAAGAATTAGATTTGAGCAATGAATATCAACCAGATCTGGATGACACTCCATCAACCAATGGAACATACGCTCAAAAACCTTGTATTTGGCCGTGTCCCAGCAGTAGTTCATCATATGGGATACCAAAGCAGCACCTAAATCTTCAGGGCGCGTCGTCCTTAAATTATAGATATGCTTTGTAAATCTAACGGGAATGTACCTAACAATCCCATCATAGCACTTCAAGTAATATGGATCACGATCAGTGCCACCTATGCTTAGCTCAGTTGAGAAAAACTCGGCACCCCCCACGGATTCGTGGAGCTTATGCCCAGTTATCTTAATACCTAACCTAGAATACTCATATATACAACGTTCCACATCAAAAACGTCAGGAACAGTCTGCAACACATCATCCCCTCCACAGATAAATTCATAATCTGCGGAGAGGATCTCCGTGTCCGTCAGTCCCATTCTTATGGAAACTAGTAAATGCAAAATTAACTGTGAAATTGAGTTAGCTAAATATGTAAGTACCCAGCCGCTCTTCATGATACCACCACCGTTAAGACGGTAGCAGTGACCATTGGAACATCTGTAGACGGAATCGTAGCACACCTCATCGATCGCCTTCGACACATCACTAAGATATATATCAAACATTTCGTCTGACATATCAGGATGCTTCACCGCAAGCTTAATGATAATCTGCTTGAGGATATCAAAGACGTACTCGAACATGTTGAAGTCCCAGTTAGATTTATCTGTTTCTAAAACACGTCCTTTCATCCGCCCCCATATGCTTTCTACGTCCCCTGGAACTTGGGGACTAAAGAAAGCAACTGGACTCTTGCGCCAATTTGATACAGACACCGAAGTCAATTTCTAAAATATCGTCTGATGTTTAACCATTTTGTGCAAGGGAAATGCCGTGATGATTCGTAGCATACAATCATCAATTTTCTTCTTCTTATGGGGTTCACCCTTAAGGAAGACCTTGAGATCAAAAGGAGCATCCCACTCCCTAATTACAGTGTCTATCAATCCATCGACACCCAGTTCACGAATGACGTCTGAATTGAGAGGCATCCCATCCGCACCATACGGGTGCCCTGCGCTCTTACTACCTTTTACTAAAGTGGACTCTATAATACGGCGAATTCCTTCAACCGACTTATAATCCGGGTCGGGCATATACTTATTATGCTCTAAAAATTTTTCAGCTAAAGCCACAACCCTCTCGATCTCCTTCTCCGTCGGAGGAGCCACTATTGAATTTAATCTATCTTCGTACATCGCCAAATGTTTCACCAAAGAAAGCTCTTCGGCTTTCTTAGTTATAACTGGCTCACCGTATGCGTCAGGAACAAACCCTTGCTTGGCTACCTGCTCGTTAAAGCTTTCTAGCATATCTAACGCTATAGGCTGAACGGGCGGATAGGCACCTGTAAAAACAGCTGCCTTGTCCTCGACCTGCTCGAAAATATTTGGATTCAACCCCAAAGAGAGGACCACGTTAGGCGGAGCTTGCTCGTAATTCAAAGCTGGTTTCTTCTTTTTAAGTTTCGCCAACTCCTTGTTACGAGTAGTTCTCCTCCCTCTATCATCATAATACGGGTCGTCGCCATAAGGATCCTGTTCAAGGGTCGGTATGTCGGCCATCTCATCATCTGAGTATCCCGCATCGTAATCATCCATGGCGTCCTTATCTCCATACACGTGAAGTTTCGACTGATAGTACTCTTCATTCAAGTACACCACCTGCCCATCACGGCCCATAAAGATATGTTCACCGTCCTCACTTTCTATCCGTCCTTCCTTTCCATGAAACCAAGCTACTTCGCCCCGCTCGGAAATCACTAAGTCTGAACTATACTCATGGGTGTACTTCATCGCATGCAAAATAGATTCAATACGTACAGCCTCATTTCTGTCACCTTGAGCGGCATAATGAAGACCAACCATATTGGACCCACAAAACACGGGACCACCCGAAAACCCTTTGTTAGTACTGGCCGTGTGCCATAGAATGTGGCGTCCACTGTCACCAAGGGTCTTACCGACCGCACTTACTAACACGCAGTTATCCAATCCTACCGTACTGATCTGTTGATTGTATAAGGAGGGCTTTCCAACTGGCACCTTAGTAATGCCAGCTGAGTTCCAAAAATCTGCGTCTTTTAGAACCGCAAAGACGTCCAAACACCCGAAATCAACACCCAGGTCAGGATCAAACTCTTCAATAGTCAAATCTCTAATCTTTCTACTGTTAAGTGTGACCTTGACACCGTGCTTAAACGGCACGATCGCCGGTATTCTTGTTCCCGAGAAGATGGTATTGGCGACATGAGCGGCCGTGACCAAATAATCATTGACACGACAACCCATACCTACTAATTCAATAGCACCCACCTCGCTATATGTTACAATAGCAAACACTCCAGGTTTAAAGGCACTCTCATGTAATGTACTGCCGGGCATGGCCATTTCCAAAACAAGAGTAGTATCTTTCGGAGCGTCGGGCACTTGATAAAGTTTACTACCCACACGAATGTTGTACAAATGAGATCCATCGCCATTTCGGGTCACGGATTCAACGAAACCTTTATCCATATCGCCAGTTAACGACGAGCTAGGAATCAAAGTTGGGGTACAACACCATCTGAATAATCGCTTCAACATATTGCTTAAAGCACGAGCGATGTAAGGCATGGCGCTAAGGCACATAACTAACACCACCACCACCATTATAGCCACGAGTTCAATGTCCAGCCGCTCAACGGCGGTACCTAAAGAATCGATGGTCTCAATGACGGTCTCGGTTGCGGAACAGACTTTCTCCGCAACAAATAAGGCAGCTTCACCCAGACCCAGCAAGAAGAGCCTGAACCACCTCATGTAAAC